CCCTTCTGTATTTTTTAGAGCAGAAAAATCTCCTGTCATTGCTGCTGAACCAACAGTATATGCAAGTGCTTCTATTGGATTTAATGTACTATCATTCCAACTTACACCATTTGAATCAGTTATACTCTGTGGAATCGGTAGAATTATTTGAGCAAGAGGAGACTGTTTCTTTACCCTAGAGGATACAGTTTCCATACTGAATCCACCACTCACTTGCTGCATAAAGGTTTTTTTATTTCTATCTTTACCTTCTCCACCAGCACTTTTATCACCACTTGTTTTACCCTGATTCAGGGGTACATATTTTACAATCTTAATCTTTAGGTAGTCAGTACTACCAGTAAGCATCTTGTTAGGATACCTATAAGATACAAACCTTCCACCTCCAGTACTTCTACTTTGTGGCTTTTCATTTGTAGTAGTAGCGTTGGTATTTGTATTCTCAGTTGTGTTAGTAGTTGTAGTTGTAGCATTTTTCAGCTCCATCTCACGACGTGTAGCTTCTTGCTGTATTTTTCTTCTTCTAATTCCTTCAGCACTTGGCATTTTCTACTTGTCGTTCTGAATTTTAGCTATTTATACGGAAATGTGCGAATGGAATTCTATCAAGATGATTTAGTTCATTATCATATACTTGATAGAGTTGTCCAGCAACTTCATTCCATGTATAATTCCTTGGTTTATTCCAATGGAAGTTGATACCACGGAATCCCCACTGGTACATATCTGTACAAGCAATTAAAGGATTTTGATCGTATCTAATACCAGGAGTTTTGGGAGTGTACACAAAGAAATAGAAGTTACCTACATCAGGAACAGGTGTTACTGTACCATTACATGCTTCCATTAAGTCCATCATTAAATCATCAGAACCTTCAGTCCCAATTAAATTTTTTACTATGTCTTTTATACGACTCATTTAATTCCTAGTTCTTTTTCTGTTAGTACTTTAAATTCAAATCCTCTATCAAGACACCACTCGTTTGCTGCTTTCCACTTTGCTTGATTCTTTGCATACTCATATGCTTCACGTAAATAACCTCTTGTTTGTCTCTTTGGTTTAGCAGGAGGTTTAGTTTGTCTCTGTGGTTTCACTTCAATAATATATTTTTTAATTTGTCCGTTACTTTCTCTTGCTTTAATATAGAAGTCGGGAAAGTATCGATGAGGTTTATTATCAACTGGAGATTTATACCAGACATACATTTCTTCACTTCCCCATTCGAGGATATTGGTATTAGTATCACAGTAATTCATGAACTTTAGTTCCCAAGAGGAACGGTAAACTACTTTGGTTGGATTACCTTTATACTTGTAAGGTGCTCTAACTTTATACTTACCTTTATAAGCCATAAATAAATATAATTATCATAGTAAATATTTAGAGTGGTACAGCCTCGTAGAATAGCAGACTTCAAACCAACCCTATCAAAGTTAGCCACAACTTCTCATTATCAGGTTATCTTCGGTGGTTTGCCTCAGAAATTAAGACAGCATCTTAATGCTAGAGACGTTGGGTGGAGATTTACTGCTGAAACGATAGGATTGCTTTGTAATAATGCAGTTCTACCTGGTAGTTCTGTTGCAACTGGTGAATTGGATGGACATTACATGGGCATCAAGGAGAAGTTTGCTCATAGTAGAATGTTTATGGATATATCCCTTGAATTTTATGTGGATAGTGATTACAAAACTATCAAATTCTTTGAACACTGGATTGAATTTATGGCAAGTGGTTCTGCTGCCAATCAAGCAGACGATGGATATTTTATTAGAATGGCATACCCTGATGAATATAAAACTAGTCAGACAAAGATAATTAAATTCGATAAAGATTATAATTCGGAGTTAGAATATACTTTCTATGGATTGTTCCCTAGACAGTTGAATGATATGTCTGTTTCATATGACCAGTCAGATATTTTGAGAGCAACTTGTTCTTTCACATACGACAGATATATTTGTGGAAAGAATACTAGTTTCTCTATCTTTAGAGGTAATAATAACAACAGAAGATTAACTGGTAGTAATTTTAATATACCCTTCCTTAATAATTTTAGATAGCCCAGCAAATTCGACTTTTTATTCCATATATACGGGAAAAAAAACTCCGCTATTTTTTTGAGCCACAGGATTTTCAAAAAGTGGTATAAATAAAAATACTGAAGTGCTACAAACATTATGCCTTTACCAAAAATTACCGCACCAACTTACGAGTTGGTACTTCCGTCATCTGGAAGAAAATGTAGATATAGACCATTTCTTGTAAAAGAAGAAAAACTCCTTATTATCGCAATGGAGAGTGAGGACACAAAACAGATAACCACTGCTGTTCAACAAGTCCTTAAAAATTGTATTTTAACAAGAGGTATTAAAGTAGAAAAACTTGCTACTTTTGATATTGAGTACTTATTCTTGAATATTCGAGGTAAGTCAGTTGGTGAAGAAGTTGAAGTTATGATTACTTGCCCTGATGATGGTGAGACTGAAATTCCTACCGTAATCAATTTGGATGATATTAAGGTTATTACCGATGATACTCATACTTCTGATATTAAGGTAGATGATAATTTGACTATTAGGATGAAATATCCTTCATTGGACGAATTTATCAAAAGTAACTTTGATTTGAATGAAGAGATGGATATTGATCAGACATTTGAATTAATTGCTTCTTGTATTGAACAAGTTTATAATGAAGAGGAATCTTGGAATGCCTCTGATTGTACTAAAAAGGAATTAGTTGATTTTATCGACCAATTAGGAACAAAACAATTTAAGGAAGTTGAGAACTTTTTTGCCACAATGCCAAAATTGTCCCATACCCTTAAAGTGACGAATCCCAAGACAAAGGTAGAAAATGAAATTCTACTGGAGGGTTTACAGAGTTTTTTCGGGTAGGTATGGCTCATGAAAGTCTTGAGTCATACTATAAGGTAAATTTTGCCTTGATGCAGCATCATAAATATAGCTTAACAGAGCTAGAAAATATGATACCTTGGGAACGAGAAGTCTATTTAACTCTTTTACAACAATACATTGAAGAAGAAAACTTAAAAGCAAAGCAACAACAAGCAAATAGTGGCAGTTACTAGTAAACCAACAGCAAAGAAAACAACTATCAATTTCAGCAATTTTGCTGGTCGTGGTGGTGGTTCTGCAGCGTCTAAGCCAAATCGATTTGCAAGTATTGGTCAGGCTGCTAGTGATAATATTAAGCAGATTGATAATACTATTGCTTTAGAACAATCTATTGATTCAACAAATCAAAGAGTACAGAATCAACAGAATTTTTTACAAACTTTAGCTGGACGTTTAGATGGACAAATAGCAGTTATTAATGAACGTATAAATGCCTTACAGGCTGGACAAAAGGCAATTATTGATAATGCGAAAGATAAAGCAAAAGTAGATGAAAAACAAAGGAAATTAGAAGAACAGAAACTTAAGAGACAGGGTGCAGAATCTTCTCTTGAAGATGATGGTACTAAAAAGGATATAGAAGAAAAAGATCCTAAAACCAAGAAAGCTGCTAAAGGAGCAATGGGCATTCTTGATAGAATAAAGCAGTTTTTTACGTTTGTTGTTGCTGGATGGTTTACTGATAAAACTTTTAAATTAATAGAAGCATTTCAGACTGGCAATAAAGAGATGATTACTAAAATTGGTCTCAAGTTATTGGCAGGTACAGCAGCAGTTGCTGGAATATTTTCTATGGCACTATTTGGTATTGGTCCAGTTCTTGGTGCTATAGGATCTTTGATTGCTACATTAGCAGGTTTATTGTTTAATCCAATTACATTAACTGCTTTATTAATTGCAGTTGGAATTGGTGGTGCTGTTATGGGAATAAGAGCACTTTGGAAATGGGGTAGAAAGAAAGCATTGGGTGGTGAGACCTTTAGGGATAAACATAATGAACTTGATCAGAAATTAAAAGATGCTGGTATGGATATAGATGGTACTAGTAAATCACAATCTCCATATCAAAGAAAGCATGGTATTAGTGCTAGAACAGAGGAGCAGGAGAAAATATTCCAAGAAGTTCAAGCAGAACGTAAGAGGATTAAGGGTCTTAAAGGTGATATGGATGCTGAAATAAAGGCAGCAAGGAAGGAGTGGAAAGCAAATGCATTAGCAACTAAAGAGAAAGGTAAAAAAGTTGATTGGGCACCCCATAATAAAAAGTGGAAGGAAATAAAAGAAGGTATTCAGAAGAAATACGCAATGCAAGTTTCATCACCAACTACTACTGCTGTTGGTGATGGAAGTAATGTGGGTTCTACTGCATCAGGTGATACTGCTGCTTCTAATATTGGTCCAGCAGAGACAGGTGAAGGTAATGTAACTGTTATTCCTAAGTACACTGAACAAATGGATAATATACAAAAAGGAAAGAAGAAAGGAGTTGAACCTTTAGAATCTGGCAATTCTGATAATATACTTACTACTGACGCACAAATTCAAACTGGTATGGTCTAATGGCAAAAG